ACGATTGGTATCGATAAGGTAAAGGCGGCCTGTGAGTCGGCAAAGCAGAATCCGGGAGAGGAGAACTCTTTCCGACAACTCCGTTTGAACCAATGGGTGAAACAGTCCATCCGTTGGATGCCGATGGACAAGTGGGATGCCTGTGCCTTTCCGGTACGACCAGAGGACTTGGAAGGTCGTGTCTGCTATGGCGGTCTTGACCTTTCCAGTACCACCGATCTTACTTCCTTCTGCTTGGTATTTCCGCCGGAAGATGAGGAAGAGCCATACTACGTGCTTCCGTATTTCTGGCTGCCGGAAGAAACATTGGATCTTCGAGTTCGTAGAGATCATGTTCCCTATGATACATGGGAAAGGCAAGGTTTTATCCAGACCACAGAGGGCAACGTGGTACATTACGGTTTTATCGAAAAATTCATCGAGCAGCTCGGTGAAATCTATAACATTCGTGAGATAGCCTTCGACCGATGGGGAGCAGTGCAGATGGTGCAGAATCTGGAGGGCATGGGATTTACCGTTGTGCCTATGGGACAGGGTTTTGCATCCATGTCTCCTCCGACCAAGGAACTCATGAAACTGACGCTGGAGAAGAAAATCGCACATGGCGGTCATCCTGTACTTCGTTGGAACATGGACAACATCTTCATCCGTACAGATCCTGCCGGAAATATCAAGGCAGATAAGGCAAAGAGTACGGAGAAGATTGACGGAGCGATTGCCTGCATTATGGCACTGGATCGAGCTATTCGATGCGGCAACGATACAAGCGAGAGCGTCTACGACAGTCGTGGACTCATCGTATTTTAGCAGAAAGGATGGTGATCCGATATGGGAATCTTGAGTGGTATCTTTCGGAGCAGAGATGCTCCCACGAATAGAACGGCCGGCAGTGCCTACAGCTTTTTCCTAGGGCAGAGCAGTTCTGGTAAAAGGGTAAATGAGCGAACAGCGATGCAGATGACGGCGGTGTATTCCTGTGTTCGTATCTTATCGGAGGCAATCGCAAGCCTTCCGGTACATGTGTACCGTTATAACGAAAACGGTGGCAAAGAGAAAGCACTGGATCATCCGCTGTATTATCTGCTCCATGATGAGCCGAATCCGGAGATGACATCCTTTGCATTCCGGGAAACGCTGATGACACATCTGACGCTTTTCGGTAATGCCTATGCACAGATCATTCGAAATGGAAAAGGTGAGGTCATTGCCCTGTATCCGCTGATGCCGGATCGAATGACAGTAGACCGAGATGATAAAGGACAGCTTTATTATGAATACAACACTTCATCCGATGATGCCAAGACGATGAAAGGCAGTACCGTAAAGCTGAAGCCATCCGATGTCCTGCACATTCCGGGACTTGGATTTGACGGACTGGTTGGCTATTCACCGATTGCGATGGCGAAGAACTCCATCGGTCTTGCGATTGCAGCCGAGGAGTATGGCAGTAAGTTCTATGCCAATGGAGCTGCACCGAGTGGTGTTCTGGAACATCCGGGAACGATTAAAGATCCGTCCAAGGTGCGAGAGTCCTGGACACAGACCTTCGGTGGCAGTGCCAATGCGAATAAGGTAGCTGTTTTAGAGGAGGGCATGAAATATACGCCTATCTCCATCAGTCCCAACGAGGCACAGTTCCTCGAAACCAGAAAATTTCAGATCAATGAGATTGCTCGAATTTTCCGAGTCCCTCCACATATGGTGGGAGATTTGGAGAAGTCGAGCTTTTCTAATATTGAGCAGCAGTCCTTAGAGTTTGTGAAATACACGCTCGATCCGTGGGTATCACGCTGGGAGCAGAACCTTGTTCGTTCCCTCATGACCCCGGAAGAAAAATCCACCTACTTTATCAAGTTCAACGTGGACGGATTGCTCCGAGGGGATTATCAGAGTCGCATGAACGGATATGCCACAGCAAGGCAGAACGGATGGATGTCGGCTAATGATATCCGGGAACTTGAAAACTTAGACCGTATTCCGGAGAAGTTGGGTGGGGATTTGTATCTTGTCAATGGAAATCTTTGCAAACTTCAGGATGCGGGAGTATTTGCAGACAGCGGAAAGGAGGAAAATTCCGATGAAGAAGTTTTGGAACTGGAAGAATCAGGCGGAGACGGAAAGTCAGCCGAGCCAGAGGATTCTGACACTAAACGGAACCATCGCAGAGGAAAGTTGGTTTGACGATGATGTGACACCACAGCTGTTCAAAGACGAATTAAATGCCGGAAGCGGTGATATCACGCTTTGGATCAACTCACCCGGCGGAGACTGTATCGCAGCAGCACAGATCTTTAACATGCTTTCGGATTATCCGGGGCATATCACGGTGAAGATTGACGGCATTGCAGCATCCGCCGCATCGGTCATTGCGATGGCAGGAGATGAAGTGCTTATGTCTCCGGTTTCGATGATGATGATCCATAATCCGGCAACTTGTGCATTCGGTGACCACACGGATATGCAGAAAGCAATCGATATGCTTTCTGAAGTAAAAGAGTCCATTATCAATGCTTATGTGAGAAAGACAGGGCAGAGCAGAGCCAAGCTTTCCCATCTGATGGATGCAGTCACTTGGATGAATGCCGGAAAGGCTGTGGAACTCGGCTTTGCGGATGGAGTGATCGAAAGAGCAGTAAGCGATGCTGCAGCACCCGATGTGGCAGTGAGGGATGTTCTTTTTTCACAGACAGCCGTAAACAATGCTCTGATGAATAAGATCATCGCAAAGTTCAAATCAAAGAAGAAAACACCGGAACAGCAGGCAAGAATCCCTGCACCGGAAGAAGCTGGCGTATGCGCAAAGGAACTGCGCAATCGCCTTGATGTCATGAAAAAGTTAATTTGAGGAGGATTTCGATTATGAATATCAATGAACTGATGAAAAGACGTGCTGACCTGGTAGGTCAGATGAGAAACTTTGTGGACACTCACGAGGATCAGAACGGCAAGCTGTCTGCTGAAGATACACAGACTTATACCAACATGGAAGCGGAATTTGATCAGCTGTCCGATGCCATTTCCCGTCAGCAGAGAGCAGACGCGAGAGAGGCGGAACTTGCCAAGCCTGTGAATTCTCCGATTACCGGAAAGCCTTATGCAGGAAATATGCCGGAGGAGAAGAAAGGCCGTGCCTCCGATGCATACAGACAGGCAATGCTGACTGCTATGCGTTCTAACTTCCGTCAGATCTCCAATGTTCTGCAGGAAGGCGTGGACTCTGACGGTGGTTACCTTGTACCGGAGGAGTATGACCGCAGACTTATCGATGTGCTGGATGAAGAGAACATCATGCGTGGTCTTGGTACGAAGATCACCACTTCCGGTCAGCATAAGATCAATATCGCAGCCACCAAGCCTGCCGCTGCATGGATCGAGGAAGGCGGTGCGCTGACTTTCGGTGACGCAACCTTTGATCAGATCTACATGGATGCCTTCAAGCTTCATGTGGCAATTAAGATCACGGAGGAACTGCTCTACGATAATGCTTTCAATCTGGAGAGTTATATCATCACTCAGTTCGGCAAGGCACTGGCCAATGCCGAGGAGGATGCGTTCCTTAACGGTGACGGTGTAGGCAAGCCTACCGGACTTTTTGATGCAGCAAAGGGCGGACAGGTGCTCAGTACACTGACCGCAGCCATCAAGTCTGATGACATGCTTGATCTGGTCTATGGTCTGAAACGTCCGTACCGTAAGAAGGCATCCTTCATCATGAACGATGCAACCCTTGCCTCTCTTCGTAAGCTAAAGGATAACAACGGTGCCTATATCTGGCAGCCTTCCTATCAGGCAGGAGAGCCGGACAGAGTACTTGGTTATTCCGTACACACTTCTGCTTACGCTCCGACCGATGCGATTGCCTTTGGTGATTACAGCTACTACAACATCGGTGACCGTGGCAGCCGTTCCTTCAAGCAGCTCAATGAACTGTTCGCCGGAAACGGTATGATCGGTTATGTTGCGAAGGAACGTGTGGATGGCAAGCTGATTCTTCCGGAAGCGGTGAAGATCCTGAAACTGAAAGGTGAGTAAGAAAACGGGTGGGGAGAAATCCTCACCCTATTCTGTGAAAGGAGGCGCGAGGAATGTTCGTAACTTTGGAAGAAATGAAACAGTATCTGCGAGTTGATTTTTCCGAGGATGACGTGCTGATTGAGACACTGATCAAAACTTCAGAAAGCCTGTGCATGGATATCCTTCGCACCGATGCAAGGGATACTCTTCTGCAGAGCGACAAGGGAAAGACGGCAGTCCTTTATGCTACTGCTTATCTGTATGAACACAGAGAGGAAGCAGATCATAAGGGACTGACCATTACCCTCCGGGCGATGCTGGAAGGTGACAGAAAGGCAGGATTTTGATGGATATAGCACTGATGAATCTCCGCATCACCCTTTCAAAAGAATGTCGTGATAACGGATGAGATTGGAAATCATAAAAATGCCTGGGAGGATTACTATTCCTGCTATGCCACCATCAGCAGTGAGAGTGGTTCGGAAACCGAGACAGCCGGACAGACCGTACCGACAGCAAATGGAGCATTTACCGTTCGGTATTGCAAAGAAACGGCCAGAATTACTTCGGATGGATTCCGCATTTTATATGATGATGAGGTCTACAACATCACCTATGTGGATCATCAGAATAACAAGCGGAAATCACTGAAGTTCTGGGTGCAGAAAGCGAGGCGGTAATTATGGGAAGTAAAATCCAGATTGACCAGCTTGCTGCAGAGGTGATGAAACAGTTAAGCGATTATGCAGATCTGACCACAGATGGTGTAAAGGCTGCGGTAAAGAAAGCAGCGAAAACGGTGAAGGAAGAAACCAAGGCAGGTGCTCCAGTCAGAAGCGGTGCGTATCAGAAGAGCTGGGCAACGAAGAATACCAGAGAATCTTCCAATTCACTGAAAATTACAGTGTATTCGAAGAACCGATATCAGCTTGCCCATCTGCTGGAACATGGTTATGCCAAACGAGGTGGCGGCAGAGTGTCTGCCAGACCTCATATCGCAGCAGCAGAAGAGGCAGGAATACAGCAGTTGGAGCAGGAGATTGAGAGGTGTATTCGGAATGGATAAGCTGCTTTCTATCTTAAAAGAAATGGGCATTCCGTATGCCTATGATCATTTCGCAGAGGGCGAATCTCCGAATCCGCCTTTTCTGTGTTACTTGCTTCCCGGCACGGATCACTTCGGAGCCGATGGAGCAGTCTATTATAAAGTGAATGTCGTTCATATCGAGCTGTACACCGATTGCAAGGACTTGTCGGTGGAGAAGAAGGTGGAGGATGTATTGGATGCTCACGGTATCTTTTATTCCCGTTCCGAGGTATGGATCGCAAGTGAGAAACTGTATGAAGTCCTGTATTCATTTGAAATGGAGGCGTAAGCACTATGGCGAATAATAAAGTCAAATATAATCTGAAAAATGTCCATGCTGCCAAACTGACTGAAACGGTGGTAGGCGGTGAGACAACCTACTCTTATGCAGATCCGAAGGCTATCCCCGGTGCAGTCAGCATCAGTCTGGATGCAGAGGGAGACACCAGTCCTTTCTATGCAGATGGTATCGTGTATTTCCGTTCGGTAGCCAATAACGGATACAGCGGTGATTTGGAGATGGCACTCATTCCTGAATGGTTCAGAACAGAGATTCTGCAGGAAGAACTGGACAGCAATGGTGTGCTGGTGGAGAAATCCAACCATACGGAGAGCGTGAAATTTGCACTGCTCTTTGAGTTTGACGGAGATGCAAGGGCGATCCGTCATGTGATGTATAACTGTACAGCATCCCGCCCGTCCATCGAGTCCGAGACGAAGGAAGAGAGTATCGAGCCGGGTACGGAGACACTTTCTCTGACTGCAGATCCGAGAGAGGATGGTCTCGTGAAGAGCCGTACCGGAGATACGACTTCCGCAGAGACTTATGGCAACTGGTATAAGAGTGTTTATATTCCGGAGGAGGGGTAAGCGATGATTCAGAAGACAGTAACAGTCGGAGAGCGGGAGGTAACCTTCCGTTCCTCCGCAACGATACCGAGACTATACCGTGTGAAATTTAAGAGAGATATTTTCAAAGACCTGTCAAAGTTGGAGAAGTCCTATAAAGGCAAAAAATCCAGCGGCGGGTCTTTTGAGATTGAAGATCTGGAAATCTTCGAGAATGTGGCTTATATCATGGCATACCATGCAGACCACAGCATTCCGGATAATATCGATGACTGGCTTGATCAGTTTGAGATGTTTTCCATCTATGAAGTGCTGCCGGAGATTCTGGAACTCTGGGGTACGAACCTCATCACGGATGTGCAGTCTAAAAAAAACTTGGCCGCAGTAACCGCGAAATGACAACACCGTTATTCCTCCTCCGCTGTACGGAGATAGGTATTTCTATCCGTGACCTTGACCTGCTTACCATCGGTATCGTGATGGATATGTGGACGGAAAAGGGCAACGACAGTGCGAAATACAGCACGACCATTACAGCGGGCCAGGAGGAGTTCGACAGATTCTGATAAAAGATGTGGGGGTGAAACGATGATCATTCAGGGTACGAATGTTCCTATCACACTGACCTTTCCTGTGAACATGGACAGGGCAAAAGAGATCGAAGTGTCTCTGCTGACGGAGGGCGGTCAGGAACTGAAGCACTGGAGCCGGGATATTCTTTCCGTTGACGGATGCATCGTGTTCTGCAGTCTGACTCAGGAAGAGACCATCACGTTTCCCGCCTGCCGATGCAGGATCGAGGTCAAGTGGCTGGATGAACACGGGCGTGTGAATTTTGCCGATGTGATATATGACCGCATCTCATATAGAGCAGACAAGACCGTGATGGGTGCAGCAGATGGCACGGATCATTCCGGCTGAAGAAGGCAGGACGCATAAGGTATCTGCGGATACCTGTCCTGTCAGCTATGAAGTAAAGGTCCTTACGGAAACGGTAGTAAAGACGGATGCGGCTGAACGCTACCGGGGTCCGTATACTGCCGTTCCGCAGACAGTGCCGGTTCGGCTGGAGACCAAAGACCGATATCTCACAGAAGATATCACCATTTTTCGTATCCCATACTGGGAAACAGCAAACCGGGATGGGACTACAGTCTATATAGGAGGCGGAGAAAACAATGGCATATAACAAGATCATATACGGCGGCAAAACACTTATCGACCTTACCGGAGATACCGTAACTGCCGACCGATTGCTGAAAGGAACGACTGCCCATGATATGTCCCGGTGAAGTCATCACAGGCAGCTGTAATTTCGACAGCGATACTTCCCGGGGCAACAGCGGCGGTAGCGGAGATTCTTGTCGGCAAGACTGCTTTTGCCAGAGGAAGCAAGGTCACAGGCACCATGCCCAATAACGGCAGTGTCAAAAAGACCATCACAAAGAAGGCTGATAAGATCAGCATCGCCCAGGGCTATCATGACGGCAGCGGTTATGTCAGCATCGATGAGGTCGAACAGGAAAAGCTGATCGCTGACAATATCCGAAGCGGCATCACTATCCTTGGTGTAACAGCTCTATGTCCCGGCACGGAGGATGTGACTGCACAGAGCAGAAGCGTAGTGCCTTCCACTATCGGAGCAGACCATTACCCCA